GCAAGGGTCCAAGTGGCGCGGTCGGCGGGAATGCCGGGCAGCAGCTCGACGGCGGGCTCTGCGTCTGCGAGAGGGGCAGGCGGCGGCACGTACGCTGGGCGCTGTGGACGGGCGAAGCGTTGGTAGTTCATCAGCTGATCGTGGCGGAGAAGCCGATTTTGATGGTGAAATACTCAGCGTTGGGGCGCAGCTGCAGCTGCACTTCGCCATTGATGTTGCCCGATGTGACGATGTCGGATTCGGTGTCGATGGTGACACGGCCACCGGAGATCTCGCCAGCGGCGATCATGGAGCGGATCTCGGACTGACCAGCGGCTTGCCACTCTTCGGCGGTGGTAGGGTCGATGCTGCCGGAGGTGGTGAGCGTTACTTCGCTGTTGACGAAGGGGATGATGGCCGTGCGCACGCGACGCAGGGCGGACTGGAGCACCTCGATGTTGGCGACCTTGCGGAAGTCGAGGTTAGCATACAAGGCCTGCGTGTAGTCGTCTTCGAAGTAGACGCCGGGGTAGTCGGTGAACGTGCGGAGCATGATCACCTGGTCTCCTTTGCGGTTTTCGAGAGCGGCGATGTCAAGGCTGGAGACGAGGGCCTCGTCGGTGAATGCGGGCTGCTGGAACACGGCCGCACCGAGGTAGCTGCCTGCGGTGAGGTCTTTGGTGGAGACTTTGCCGGCGGACTGGTTCGGGCCGTAGCCAGCGCGGATACCTAGGTAGGTGCCGATGCAGGATGCGTTGCGCACCCACGCGGGCTTGGTGCCGGTGGGGGTGCTGCTGATGGCACGCAAGACTCCGTCGTCTTGGGCGGCAATCTTGACGATGAAGCGGCGAGCGTCGGCGAGGGCACCGATGACGTTGGTCTCGACCACGCTGTAGGCTGGGCGCTGCTGATTGAGCAGCGAGTCGGCGTCGGTGTCGAGTGCGCTGATGAGGCCAGCGGCGAGGTCAAGCCCGTAGCTGTTGACGTGGCCGAAGCGGCGGATGCGGCCGCCTGCAGCGCGCTGGAGTTCGTTGAGCAGTTGGGCCGTGGTGCGCACATCGCCAACGGGCACAAAAACAACCCACAGCTCGCCGCGAGGGGCTTGGCGGTAGAACTCGGAGATGTGGTAGTGCGTGACTTGGGTGCTGGATAGCTGCCAAGCTGATGTGATGCCAAGCGCCTCGGCGGCCGAGAGCGACTCGATCTTGCGCGGTGCCGTGCCGAATGCCGTAGGGGCCGTGGGGGCCGAGTAGCCGTGAAAAATCAGCGCCGATACGCCCTGATCGTTGGCGGTAATGCGTCCGAGGCCACCACTGACGACCTTGAACTCGGGACCGGATAGTTTGACGCGGGGCATGAAGAGAGGCGCTTAGGCGGTGCGGTGGATTTCGTTGATTTGAACCTGCCCGTTCGGCTGACGCGCGGCGTGCGCTTGGGCATAGCTGACGTCGAGGGGATGAAAGAGCGTGCCGTCTGAGGTCATCAGCAAGACGTCGGTCTTCTGGCCGGGCTTGTCGTCGTAGTAGCCGAAGGTGGAAAGCGCAAGGGCACGCATCTCGTCGGATAGGCTGGCAAGGGGATCAGCTGGGGCAGCATCCTCGACGCCCGCAGCCTTCTCAGCTTTGGCGGCTTCGATCTGCTCGTCGGTGGCGTCGGCGGGTAGGCCGAGGCTGGTGGCGAGCGCTTTGCGTTCGGCCTCTCGCTTAGCGACGGTGATCTGCTCGTCGGTGGCTTCGGCGGGTAAGCCGAGGCTATCGGTGAGCTCCTTGCGTTCTTTGGCGGCTTTGACGGCGGCGGCGGAGATGGACATACTAGCGGCGGGTGATACGGGTGATGACTGCGGTGGCTATGACTGCGCCTAGCAGCGATAGCCCAAACGTGACCCAGGGAAAAGGGCTCTCGACCGGCGGTGGACAGGGTACGACGGTAGGAGAGAACTTGACAGGCTTGGGATTAGACAATAGTCGGAGCCATAACTGACCGCTGGGCTGTATTTCCACTTTCCCACACAGCTGACCTGTGGAGTCGCAGAAGCTAAGTGACTGAAGTTGTATGCGTAGCGAGTATTCTTTCCTCTCAAGGCTTTTCCGCCTGGCGGCTTCGCGAAGTAGAGCAGAACGGTAAGCTTCGGCTGAGTCTTGAGCGGTGCTGGCGCGAGTGAGGTGGTAGCTAAGCTGATCTGACGATGCAATAGAGTCGGCGTAGGCGCGAGCGCGTAGGCTGGCCAATGCGTCGAGTAACTGAATGACGCGGCCTGAATCGACGAAGGAGACGGCAGGTGGAGTGACGCTGACGGTGTCAGGCTTGAGGGCAAAGGCGCAAGGGCCAAACTGACGCTCGCAGTCTGCTCTTGTGACTCCGGCGCGGTAAAGCGTGCATCCTGAAAGGCTGAGGAGGACGAAGAGAAGGGCGAGGCGAGGCATGATGCGGAGAGGTGGGTGCCGAGCAGCAGCGGAAGGGCCGCGAGCAACAGGCGGGTGAGTAGATGCTTCACTTGGGTGATTGGGGGGAATTGGGTAAAGGGTGACCGTCGTCGGTGAACTTTTCGAGGCGGGCTTTGATCTCGTTGGGGATTTTGACCCAGCCGAGCAAGGCCAAGTGCTCAATCAAGCTCAGTGCCTCGCGCACTATCATGAAAGGGTAGACGGCGGCGCTGAACCACTCGAGTAGCAGCACGCGCTCGCCTCTGACGGTAAACTCTGCCAGCACGTGGCTGGTGATGAGTAGGATGCTGTAGGTAACGAGCTTGGAAAGGACCTTGGAGAAGCCCTTGGAGCTAATGCGCTTGAGGTGCCAGGCTCGGTAGAAGCCCAACGCGGTGTCGATGAAGACGAGGACGACGATGTAGGGTAGAGAGGCCCAGTCGTCGAAGATGTAGGTATTGAAAAAGCTGCCCAGCGCTTTGATTACCCCCTCGAGCGTGATGGCCATCAGTCCGGCCACTGCAATCTTGGCGGCCTTAGATAAGCCAACGTAGGTGTAGAGGAGTTTGAGCACTGGCTGGGTCATGAGAGGTTTTTTCTTTCTTACTCAGGGGGGCCAGAAGCCCCCCTTTTCGGACCCGTTCTAGGTTAGGCGCGAGCTTGAACCAGCGCGAGCGTGCCAATGGCTTCGGGCACCAAGAAGCCTGCGTAAGCGATGCCGCTCATGAGTGTGGCTTGTAGGGTAGCCGAATCCTCTTCGAGGAAGAGCTTGAAAGCCCCAATTGCACCGTGCACGTAGTCGCGCTGCCAGAAGATGATGCCGAACGCATCGTTGGCCAGGTCGGGTGCAGAACCTTCGACCTTTAGTGCTGGTGTGCCCGAGCCGTTGAAGAGCGGCATGTCGGGACGGACGATGATGTTGATGTCGGCGATTTTGCCGATGACTCCGCTTGGGATCACCGCACCACCCATGTTCTCGGCCCGGATGAAGGCCTCGATGTTGAAGATGTCGCGGTAAAAGGCGGGAGGGATGGCCGCGTAGCGCCCGCTCTTGGGCAGCTTGCGGTCGTCCATGATCTGCTTTGCGCGGTAGAAGTCATCAGCGAGGATGCGCGCGGCCGTGCCGGTGGAGTTGGGGTACGGCAGCAAGCCCGAGGCTGCTACGACCGTGGTACCGCTGGTGGTGCGGATGATGCCGGCTGTGGCAGGAGCCATGGTGCGGAGCGCGTCGGTGGCGATGCGATCTCCTACGGTGGCGAACATTTGCCGCATGAGGCTGGCGCGCTTGTTGTAGGCCAGGTACGCCTGCTCGCTGGACTCAACCTCAAAGGCACCTGGGGTGCGGTAGGGGCGAATCTGCAGCTGCCGGTTGATGTCGGTGCGGGCCAGCACGGGCAGGGGCCGCACCGGAGTGCCGCGCGTGGCCGCAGCCATGGCGCCAGACACGGGAACGTTGATGAACTCAGGCACACTCTCGGCACCGTCGAAGGCGGAGTCGAGGCGGGTGATGTAGTTCAAAAACTCGTTGTCTGCGAAGAGAACTTCGCGGATCTGAGGGAGGAAAAGTTCTTGATTCAGTGCGGCCATGGCGGCGAGGGATTAGGAGGTAAGGCTGGTGGTGAGCGGTGGATCAGTTGATCGAGGCGACGGTGGCCATGAGGCGGAATACCGTGCCGTCGTACCAGTAGGTGGCGGACGACTGCTTGCTGATGGTGCCGGCGGCTGCAGGTGTGCCAGCGAGGAAGCCCGTGGTGCCCGTAACCGCGCGAGCGGTGGTGTCTGAGAGCCAGTTCACGATGAGCATGGCGCCGGGGCGAAGGCCGAGGCCAGCCGATACGAGCAGGTTGAGGCCTGCCGTGAGTGCGGGCGCGATGGTGAGGATGGTGAGTTGATCCTCGATGGTGAGCGCAGCCGCGAGCTCGGCGGCGGTGCGGGTGATCTGAGTCGGGTTTCCGACGGGAGAAGCAGGAGCAGGCATAGCGGTGCGTTGTTGGGAGGGGTGGGGGGTATTCTACTTTGCGTAGTCGACGCCAAACTCGGCGCGGTAGAGTGCGTTGAAGGCTGCGAAGTCGGCCGAGCACAGCGACTCAATCGCTTTGGGCTGCTGCTTTGTGGCTTCGGTGAAGGTCAGGCCCTGTAGGGCCTTGGGTAGACGTGCGAGGTCTGCGGAGCTGTCTGCGGGGGCTTGACTTCCAGAGCTTTTGCGCGCAGACTCGATGACCGAGCTGGGGCTCAACGTCGGCGCGACCGCTGAGGCCAGCAGGCGGCTGGCGACGGTGGTTTTGCCGATCTGGAAGAGGTCGGCGATCTCGATGGCTTCGGCCTCTTGTAGCGAAGGAGCGGCAGTGCTGAGCACCGATGCTAGCACCTTGCTGCTTGACGATTTCTCGTCCGCGAGGTCTTTTTCGTGAGCCAGCTTGATGGCGGCGAGCGCCTCTAGGGCTTGTTCTTCGGAAGCATCGGCGGATACGCCGAGTGCGGTGAGCAGTTGTGTCATGGGCTGACGTTTGGGAGGATCAAGGGATAACTGAGCCTGGGTGGCAGGGGGTGAGAATTGATGGGCCAGCGCTTGGGCATTCGGAGGGGTAAACGTGCCCGTAGCAAAGCCTTTTTGGGTGCTTTCGGTGGCGGTGAACCAAGTCTCGGCGGCCATCCAGGCTTTGACTTGTTCGATGGGCTGACCTGTGACTTTGGCGTAGAGCTCCTCCATCTCGATGTTGATCGAGTTGAGTAGGTCTACATACTTCGAGATTTGATCTGCCGTGCCGCCTGCAAATCCACTCGCGTTATGGATCATGAGGCGCGCATTCGTGCCAACAAGCCTCTCCTCGCCTACTAGAAAAAGCACCGATGCCATGCTGGCTGCGATGCCGTAGTTTCTTGTGATTTTTTTGGCAGGATGCGCGGCGAGTATGTTGTAAATCGCCAAGCCGTCGAACACCTCTCCACCAGGTGAATTCAGGTGTAGTGTGATCTCGGTGGCGTCCTTAATAGGATCGAGCGCGGCGACTATGTCCTGTGCACGAACTCCCCAATAGCCGATCTCAGAGAAAATCCAGATGTCAGCCTTTTTGCCTTTTGCGACGACGCGAAATGGCACCCAACCCTCTGGCGCTTTGGCGAGTGGCTGGCGCTGAGCAGCACTAAGGAGCTGGGTGAGATCCATTAGTCCGAGAGCAGATCAATGGAGAATTCGTCACTGCCTTTAATGCGGATCAGGCCGAGCATGTTCAGCAGCTTTTCCGGCAGGTCTTTCAGGCGATTTTTGAAGAGCTCAGCAGGCTTAATGCAGCTTTTGAACTCGGGGTATTTCTCAATTTGCTTTTCGCTTGAGACTTTTTTCCAAACGTCCTCGTATGAAACACCTGGCTTTAGCTCAATTGAATCGTGAGCTTTTCTCAAACTGAGCTTTAGCCCCTTAAATGAAGTTGTCTTGCGATCACCAAACAATTCATTGCGCTCCTGTAAAGCGTAATTCTTTATTGTTGATTGGAGACGTTCTTGGTGCTCTTTTAATTCAGCTATCTCTTTATTCAGAGTATCTGATTTCTGAGCAATTTGAATTTGTAGAGCGCGCCAGTTAGCAGCAGCCTTCTCTGCTTCCGCAAGAGTGACGATGTCATGGCTGAGGTCTGGATAGGTGGGCACGGAACGCGCTTTGATTAAACAAAAATGGACACCAAGCCCAGCGCCGACAACCAAGCGG